TTGCGACAAATAGTCTTGTATGTGCTGAGTTGGGGCTTGTTCCTAGCTCTTCTTTGGATAAGCTTCGGAAGGCAACTATACAATGGGTACTACAACCCCTAACAGAAAACAATACTGATAAATATTTAAGCAAAAAATTTTGGCTGGATGCGAGCGATCAGTTAATGTACCAAGGCAAAGCCCCACAGTTTTCTGACACAAAAGCAGCTCGTATGCCAGCGTTCTTTGAACATGCAAACACCAACCTCCCTCAATACGCTTAGTTTCCAATCAGAGAAGCTAGAGAAATTAGTAGAGGATCTGGAATCCAAGTTCGCTTGGTATCCTATCCACCCCAAGGAGGACTTAGCCTCCATCATGTATCGCTCTGGACAACAGGAAGTGGTACAATATATAAAAACTATTTTAAACGAATAAAATGTGTATAAGTTTTGGTGCGAGAGCACCTAAAGCCCAAGTGCAAAACGCAGCACCAATACAGCCTAGACAGCCTGACTTAGTTTCAGCTGCTAGACTACCTAGTAAAAAAGAGTTATTAGATCCAGACGACACAGCAGGCGTTGAGTACGGAACATCCGCAAAGAAGGATGACTCAAGAGGAGCAGCTAAAAGAACAGGTACAGACGCTCTTAAAATTAATCTTAACACTGGTGGCGGTGGACAATCTGGAGGATTAAATGTCTAAGGCAAGAGAAAGATACTCTCAACTTCAGTCAGGTAGAACACAGTTTCTAGACACAGCAGTTGAGTGCTCTGAACTTACCTTACCATATCTAGTCAAAAGAGATGAAAACTCTACAGGCAAGCGACAGTTGTTGCAGCCTTATCAATCCGTGGGAGCTAAAGCAGTAGTAACACTTGCAGCAAAACTAATGCTAGCAATACTACCACCGCAGACAGCTTTCTTTAAACTACAAGTTAGGGATGACAAGCTGGGACAAACGCTTGACCCAATGATGCGTAGCGAGTTAGACCTATCTTTCTCTAAAATTGAGAGATTGATTATGGATTACATAGCTGCATCAAGTGATCGTGTAGTCGTACACCAAGCCTTAAAACACCTAATCGTGTCTGGTAATGCCTTAATATTTATGGGCAAAGATGGTCTAAAACACTATCCACTTAACAGATACGTTGTAGAAAGAGATGGGAATGGTAACGTTATAGAGATCGTTACAAAAGAATTAGTTAGTAGAAAAGTATTGGGCATATCACCCCCACCTACTGACAGCCCGACTGGGGAATACGGTGATACAGAAGACGACGCTGAGGTATACACCTGTGTTAAGATGGATGAGAGTAGTGGTAGCTGGAGATGGCATCAAGAGGTCGACGATATGATCTTAGATGGTAGCCAAAGTACAGCACCAAAAAATACCTCACCATGGTTAGTGCTTCGATTCAATACAGTAGACGGAGAGGACTACGGACGTGGAAGAGTAGAGGAGTTTATTGGAGACTTAAGAAGTCTTGATGGATTGTCTCAATCTTTAGTAGAAGGTGCAAGTGTGGCAAGTAAAGTTATCTTTCTTGTATCACCATCTGCAACAACCAAGCCCGGAACACTCGCCAACGCTGGTAACGGAGCTATCATACAGGGTAGACCAGAAGACGTAGGAGTCGTGCAAGTCGGTAAGACAGCAGACTTTGCTACAGCTGCAAATCTAGCAGCACAATTAGAGAAAAGAATACTCGAAGCTTTCTTGGTTATGAACATCAGGAACGCAGAAAGAGTTACTGCTGAAGAGGTACGCCTCACGCAGTTGGAACTAGAGAAAAGTCTGGGTGGGCTCTTCAGCTTACTCACAGTTGAGTTTCTAGTACCATATTTAAACAGAACTCTGTTAATACTACAGAGATCAAACCAGATACCGAGACTACCAAAAGATGTCGTAAGACCAAAAATAGTAGCTGGTATCAATAGTCTAGGTAGAGGACAAGATAACGAAGCCTTGACTACATTTATAGCAACTGTTGCACAAACATTAGGACCAGAAGCGTTGATGAAATACATCGACCCAAGCGAAGCTATCAAACGATTAGCAGCAGCACAAGGTATTGACGTACTGAATCTTGTACGTACAGCAGAACAACTAGAACAGATGAAGCAGATGAGTCAACAAGAAATGACTAACAAGTCACTTGTAGATCAAGCTGGTCAACTTGCTGGTACACCTTTACTAGATCCTAGTAAGAACCCAGATGTAGCAGAGCAAGCCTCAGCTGTACTAGGTAATTTACAACCACCAGAAGAATAAATGGCAGAGAACACATTTACAGTAGACACTACACCACCAACAGAAACTATATCTGACAACCTTACCACTGACGAGCAAGACTCACTTGCCGTCGGTGAGAAGATTGTTGAGCAACAAGAGCAACTGTTAGCTGGTAAGTATAAAGATGCTCAAGAGTTAGAGAAAGCATATGTAGAGTTACAGAAAAAACTTGGTGACAAGGAAGAGAATACAGATACAGTTAGTGCTGAGGAGCAATCAGAAGACACACCTAAAATGTCTGACGGTGCTACACTTATCACCGACGCTAGTAAGGAGTACTTCGATAACGGTAATAAGTTATCAGAAGAAACTCTTGCTAAGTTCTCTTCTTTATCTAGCCAAGATCTTCTTAAGGCTTACATGGAAGTACAATCTAACCCAGAGTTTCAGCAACAAAATGCACCAGCAGCTGAGATTACTACCTCTCAAATCAATCAGATTAAAAACTCAGCTGGTGGCGAGCAAGCTTATGCTCAAGTAGTAAACTGGGCTAAGTCTAACTTACCTACTGACCAAGTTACTGCATTTAACGAAGTCGTAAACTCAGGCAGCGTACAAGCTATACAGCTAGCGGTGTCTGGACTTAAAGCAGAATACGATAACGCAAATGGAGTAGAAGGTAGAATGGTAACAGGCAAAGCACCAACAAATAAAGGGGACACCTTCCGTAGTCAAGCTGAATTAGTATCAGCTATGAGTGACAGAAGGTATGATAGCGACCCAGCCTACAGGCAAGATGTTATCGAAAAACTAGAACGATCAGACTTAGATTTTTAGGAGCTACAAAAAATGCCAATGGGAAAAGGGACTTACGGTTCAAAAAAAGGAAGACCACCAGCTAAAGGAAAGAAGGTGTCAAAGGGACTAGCCGCACTCGCAAAAAAAAGACCAAAAGTTGCGGCTGCAATCATGAAAAATAAGAAAGGTAAAAAGTAATGGCAGAACCTTATGATCTAACACCCATCCCTAAAAAGAAACTGAAAAAATTGCAGAAGAAATTAAAGGGAAAAGGTGGTAGCCCCTACGACTACTTTAAAGAGGACAACAACGGACCAGTATAATGCACACTACTAACATTTCACCTTTCGATGAGCAGAACACAAAAGATGCTTCTGGTCAGGCTAATAAAAAGAAAAAGAAAAAGAAACGTTACAACCCTTACGGATCAGGAACAGCAACTCCTGAGAACATGCAACCCGGTAAACCTTAATGGCTGTAAAGAAAAAGAATGTCAGTCTCAAGATGGGAAAACACAAGTCCCGTTCTGGTGGACTGACAGCTGCCGGTAGAAAAAAATACAACAGAGCTACCGGCTCTAACCTCAAGGCTCCACAGCCCGGAGGTGGTGCACGTAAGCGTTCTTTCTGTGCTCGTATGAGTGGAGTAAAAGGACCAATGAAGAAACCAAACGGCAAGCCTACAAGAAAGGCTCTCGCCCTACGCAAATGGAAATGCTAACATGGCTATGACATACGATGAGGACGGCAGGCAATCACGCACTATTACAGAGAGGAAGCGGAGACTCGCCCAACTCGGACCTGATTTTGAAATAGAAAGAGACATCCTAGAAGCTAGAGAAAATAAAAAAGCACGACAAGATGCTGGTATGGACATGCTACTAGATGCAATTAAAAAGAAAACCAAAAAGAAAAAAGGTAAAGCGTAATGGCTAAAACATACGATGAAGATGGAACAGAAACTAATTCTATCTCTGAAAGAAAAGAAAAGAAAAAGAAGTTAGCTATGCTTCCCCATGAGTTTGAGTCCATACAAAGACAGTATGGTAACAAAAAGTATGGTGAGTATACTATTGAGGACAAAAAGAATGTCATCAACTATCAGAAAAAACAAAAGAAAGGTAAAGTCTAATGGCTAAGAGAGGTCTTTACGCAAACATTCACGCCAAGAGAAAGCGGATCGCCGCTGGCTCTGGTGAGAAAATGAGAAAGGTGGGTTCTAAGGGCTCTCCCACCGCCGCTAACTTTAAAAAGGCAGCGAAAACAGCAAAACCTTACAAGAGAAAATCAAAGAAAAAATAATGACTGACAAACTAATTAACATTTATCCAAATGAGACTCCACCTAGAGTCATTCCAAACTATCCAATTAACAAACATCCAATCATGACAAACGAAGCAGAAAGATTCAATGGCTGGGCAGCAATGCTTGGTTTCGTAGCAGCAGTAGGTGCTTACGCAACAACAGGACAAATCATTCCCGGTATATTTTAATGGCAGCTATCTCAGTAACAAGAGGAAGTCAAACTTCTAACTGGGAAAGCTTCTGTGACTGGGTTACAAGCACAAACAACAGACTATATGTAGGTTGGTTTGGTGTCTTGATGATCCCAACATTGCTAACCGCAACAACTTGTTTTATTCTCGCCTTCATCGCAGCACCGCCTGTAGACATAGACGGCATACGTGAGCCAGTTTCCGGCTCGTTATTATACGGAAACAATATTATATCAGGAGCAGTCGTCCCCTCCTCTAATGCAATCGGACTACATTTTTACCCTATATGGGAAGCTGGCACACTGGACGAGTGGCTATATAACGGCGGACCATATCAACTCATCGTCTTCCATTTCCTCATAGGTGTCGCAGCTTATGCTGGTAGACAGTGGGAACTATCTTATAGACTCGGTATGAGACCGTGGATATTTGTTGCTTACACAGCACCTCTATCCGCAGCACTCGCTGTGTTCTTAGTCTACCCTTTCGGACAGGGGAGTTTCAGTGATGGTATGCCTCTTGGTATTTCTGGTACTTTTAACTTCATGTTTGTATTCCAAGCAGAACACAATATCCTTATGCACCCGTTCCATATGCTCGGCGTTGCTGGGGTATTCGGTGGAGCTCTTGCCGCAGCTATGCATGGAAGTCTCGTTACTTCCTCTATCGTTAAGGAGACAACAGAAAACGAATCTCAGAATTATGGCTACAAGTTTGGTCAGGATGAAGAGACTTACAACATCGTTGCAGCCCATGGCTACTTCGGTAGATTAATTTTCCAATATGCTTCTTTTAATAATTCTCGTAGCTTACACTTTTTTCTCGCTACTTGGCCCGTCGTTGGCATATGGCTCACCTCAATGGGCATCTGCACAATGGCTTTCAACCTTAATGGTTTTAACTTTAATCAGTCCATTGTCGATACAAATGGCAAGATCATTCCTACTTGGGCAGACGTTGTAAACAGACAGAACCTTGGTATGGAAGTAATGCATGAAAGAAATGCACACAACTTTCCACTTGACTTAGCATCAGCTGAGTCTACAAACGTAGCCCTTACAGCACCAGCTATAGGGTAAGACCACGTCCGTTCATCTCTTCGGAGACGCATGATAACCTAGCATGGAACGGGGCTAGGGTATATGGAGATTACAATGCAAGTAACTTACGTATATCGTGGCATTGCTTACACAAAATTTGTGAAGTAATAACAGCACGGGGAGCACCTCAGAGTCGGACTCCCCTGCCCTTGGCAAAAGCCCAGTACGCTGGATACCTTTAGCCGTCTAGACGGTAGGGATAGACCTACAAAAATCTCGAGAAAAAATTTAGTACTAAGCAATATCAATCTTTTTTAATCCATATCAATGGCACAACAATCAACCAATGACCCAGCAAGTCTCACACGGGCTGGTCAATCGAACAGTACAGGTGACGCAAGAGCCCTTTACTTAAAGCTGTTCAGTGGAGAGATGTTCAAAGGCTTCCAGCGTAACACAATCGCTAGAGACCTTGTAATGAAGAGAACACTTACTAACGGTAAGAGTCTTCAGTTCATCTACACTGGACGCACAAAAGCCGAGTATCATACACCCGGTAACAGCATACTAGGTAACTCCGATGGAGCACCTCCAGTAGCTGAAAAGACAATAACATGCGATGATTTATTAATCAGTTCAGCATTTGTCTATGAGCTAGACGAAACATTAGCACACTACGATCTACGTGGTGAAATCTCTAAGAAGATTGGCTATGCTCTAGCTGAGAAGTACGACAGACTCATCTTCCGTCAAATTGCGAAGGGAGCTAGAGTTGCTTCACCAATCACTAAGTCAGGCTTTGTTGAGCCCGGTGGAACACAGATCAGAGTAGGTGCAAACAACCAAGCATCTGATGCTTATGTACCAGCTTCACTAATAAACGCTTTCTACGATGCAGCCGCTGCACTAGATGAGAAAGGAGTTTCTAATGAAGGTAGAGTAGCTGTGTTAAACCCAAGACAGTACTACGAACTAATACAAAACGTTGGTTCTAGTGGTCTTATCAACAGAGACGAATCTGGTGATGCACTACAGTCTGGAAACGGAATCATTGAAATTGCAGGCATTAAGATCTTCAAGTCAATGAACATTCCATTCTTTGGATCATACGGTACTAAGTACGGTTCTGCATCTGCAACTAACCCCGGTGTAACAAGCCCCGGAAACGTTGGTTCATTTATAGGTGAGACAGCAGAAGACGGTAGAGCTTCTGTATCAGGTATTAACAATAACTATGGTAACTCATCTGATTTCGCTAACAGCTGTGGCTTAATCTTCCAAAAGGAAGGTGCTGGAGTTGTAGAAGCTATTGGACCACAGGTTCAAGTAACTTCTGGAGACGTTTCAGTGGTATACCAAGGTGATGTGATACTTGGACGTCTAGCAATGGGAGCAGATTTTTTAAACCCTGCTTGCTGTGTTGAACTAATTGCTGGTGCTGCTGTAGGTTCTACAGGTAACGCTAAGTTTGGTGATACATACCCAGAGAACGTAACTACATCGTAGTAACAATTTTATTTTTTTATACGGGGGCTTCGGCTCCCCTTTTTTTTATGGCTTCCACAACTATTGACCTCGATACCGAACTATCCGCAGTTAACTCAATACTGGGAGCTATCGGGCAATCACCATTAACTACTTTAAATTTTGATAATCCAGAAGTAGCACTAATTTACAACCTACTCCGTGATGCTAACGTAGACACGCAAGCAGAGGGGTGGCATTATAATACAGAAAAACATGTAAAGTTTCCTATTAATACTGATGGCAAAATAATCATTGGTAATGATATACTTTCCATGGATTTACATAACAACTACACTAAAAGATCTTCTGACCTTGTACGTCGTAATGGATTTATTTACGATAAGATGAAACACACCGATGTTTTTACACAAGATCTAGAATTAGATGTTGTCAGATTATATCAATTTGAAGATCTACCTATTCCTTTTAAAAGATACATAACATACAGAGCCTCAAGAGTTGCTGCTACAAAGCTAGTTGCAAACCCTCAGTTGGCTAAATTACTAGCGCAACAAGAAGCACTTGCTAGAGCTGCCCTTATGGAGTATGAGTGCAATCAAGGCGATCATAGTATGTTTGGATTTGAAGAAGGATCTACTTATCAAACCTATCAACCTTGGACAAACCTTAGACGATAATGGCAAGCATAACACAAACTATCCCTCAATATTCACTAGGAATGTCAGAACAGCCTGACCAGCTAAAGTTTCCCGGTCAGGTATCAGAGGTAACAAACGCAATACCAGACATAACTAAAGGTCTATTTAAAAGACCGGGTGCTAAGAGAATAGGCACTAACGCACTTTCTAGTGTACAGAGTGGAGGTTCGTGGTTCCATTACTTTCGTGATGAAACAGAAGGATCTTACATAGGTCAAGTTGCAGCTGATGGTCAAGTCAGATTATGGCGTTGCAGTGACGGTACATTGATGAATACATTATATGGAGCAGCTGCATGGCTTCCTTCAGTAGAGTATACTTTTGGACAGAAAGTTCAAGCTAACAATAAGATATATGAGGCTAGAGCTACAATAAGTAGCGGTGGTAGTGCACCATCACACCCTTCTGGTACAACCAATAACTGGTTATTTATAGAAGCAACCTCTACAGCACAGACAACTGTACAAAACTACCTAGCTACTAGCACCCCAGAAAACTTACAATTCTTAACAATTAATGATACAACTTTTGTTACCAATCGTGATACTACTAACTCTAACACTCTCGTTGGGACAACGGGAACTACAGATGCTACACCAGATGCTCACTTCGGTTTCGTAGAATTACTACGTACAGAAAATGGTAGACAGTATGGTTTAAATATTAATAATGGTGCAACCGTAACTACACTTACAAGAGCTACACGTATTAAAATATTAAATGATACTCTTGATGAAAGTGATGGCTCAGGTCACTGCCCCGGTATTGGAACACAAGTATTTAGTGTAGATGCAGCTGCAAGCTATACAGGAACTACAACTAACTATGTACATGGTCCTAATGGTAGTCCTCCAAAAACTGTTACATTTTCTCCTAGTAATGTAAACGTAAGTAATGAGCATATTACAATAACTAATCACGGAATGATAACTGGTGAACCAGTAGCCTATTCTACCTCTGGATCTATTGTAACAAACCTACCAGAAGGTAATTATTTTGTTGTTAAGATAGATGCTAATACTATATCCTTAGCTGTTAGTCTATCTGATGCAAATAATGATATCGTAAAAAATTTACAGGGTCAAGGATCAGGTACACATACACTTGTTTCTAGTGGAGTTTTAACCACATCTGGTAAAAATAATTTAATATTTAGAATCAATACTTTAGGTCAGCAAGGTGTAAGTCCTAACTACAGTGCTAGTACAGATGGACCCGGTGGTAGTAACTATAGATGTAGCTACAACAGAGAAGTTGTTTTACTACATGGTGGTGAAGATTGGGTAACTGGAGACGTTGTAAATGTTACACTAGACGCAGCATCTGGTGGTGCTGGTAGTGGTAATCATGCAACTTACAGCATAATTGTTGAAGATCACGAATCTACTGATGTTAACGCTACAGTATCATCTAATGGAGATGGTCTCATACGACCAGAACCTACTCCTTTTGACGCTGATACAGCTGTTACTTCTGACACTATTGTCGGTGGAATTATAGCTGAACTTCCATCTGGTGTTACAGGTAAACACATAGGTACAGGTATATATCTTTCTAGCTCTAATCCATTTAGTGTAGAGGTTGTTGAAGAAGACTTGATGCGATGTTTTCAAAGTTCTGTTAACGATGTACAGAATCTACCTAACCAATGTAAAAATGGATATATTGTAAAGATTTCTAACTCTAGAATGTCAGATGAAGATGACTATTATCTAAAATTTAGTGGATCTAACAATAGAGACGGTGTAGGATCATGGTCCGAATGTGCAAAAGCTGGTATAGCTAAAACATTGACAAACATGCCACTGGTTATACAGCGTACAGCTACAACTACATTTACTGTTAAACAGTTTACATATCAAGATAGAAGAGTAGGTGATGACACAACTAATCCAATGCCCTCTTTCGTAGGTGCACGTATTAATAAAGTATTGTTTTTCCGTAACAGATTAGCATTATTATCAGGTGAAAATGTAATAACATCACGCCCGGGAACCCTTGGCACACCTGACTTTTTTACTGAAACAGCCTTAACTGTATCTTCTAGTGACCCTGTAGATATATCAGCTGCATCTATGTTTCCGTCAGAACTATTTGATGGTATAGAAGTAAACACAGGTTTAGTAGTATTTAGTACAAACCAACAATTCTTACTTGCATCAGATGATACAGTATTTAACCCTGACACTGCAAAGCTGCGTAGTATATCTACGTTTAACTATAACGAAACAATACCTCCTTTATCGTTAGGTACAACTATTGCATACGTTGACAACTCTGGTAAGTTTAGTCGATTTAACGAAATGGCTAATGTACAACGTGAAGGCGAGCCAGCTATAGTAGAAGTTACTAAAGTTGTACCAACACTGTTACCGAAAGACATAGACTTACTAACAAACTCTAGAGAAAATTCTGTAATATTATTAGGTAAGACAGGCTCAGACGAAGTATTTGGCTACAAGTATTTCCAAGTGTCTGAGAAACGACAGCAAGCTGCATGGTTTAAATGGAAACTAAATAATCCATTGATTTATCATTTTATTATTAATGATGAGTACTTCTTTTTAGATAGTGATTATTATTTACAAAGTATTAAGCTAGTGCAAACTGAAGGAGATCCTTCTATTGTACGGGATACTGTTGACTTTTTATTACATGTAGATAACCATACTACAGTAAGTGGCGGTAGTTACAATGCTACTACAAACCTGACTACATTTTCTAGTGTTAACTGGTTAAGTACAGTTACTACACCTAACCACGAGTTAGTTGTAATAGATACAGATACTAGCTCCGCACGAGTTGGTAGATATGCAAAGCCTACAGTTAGTGGTACAAACTTTACTTTACCCGGTAATTGGTCTAGTGCTACACTTACAATAGGTTATATTTATCCATACGAAGTTAAGTTTCCTACATTCTATGCAACAAGGCAGAGTGGCAGTTCTACTGTATCTGATATAAACTCATCACTTGTACTACATAGACTTAAGTTTCACTTTGGTAAGATAGGTCTATATGAAACCACACTTGAACGTGTAGGTAAAACTGATTATACTGAGGTATATGAGTCTACAGAACTAGACGAGTACGACGCATCTGATGCACCGTATCTTGAAGAGTTTATTAAGACTGTACCTGTATACGAAAAGAATACAAACGTAGATGTCACGCTACGATCCTCGCACCCAGCTCCAGCTACATTACGTGCTGTATCTTGGGAAGGCGATTACTCACCCAAATATTACAAACGTGTCTGATTACATACACCCAATTACGATGGAGGCTGCCGCACAGGTTGCCTCTAATCTACGTCCAGATGACCGCAGAGAGGTCGAAGAAGGCCATGGGATACCATCCGCCCTTCTCCCTGTTTTGATGTGTCACAACCCATCCTACGTGTATTTTACAGTGCCTGACGGCAAGACTGCTGGCATGGCTGGAGTAGGAAAAGAAGGTGATATATGGATGCTATGCACTCCTGATATACACCGATACCCAATTACATTTGCAAGAGAGGCAAAGCGGTATGTCGATAGCCGACCTGAGCCCCTCCTTTGGAATATAGTTGACAGTAGAAACAAAGCACATTTAAAACTGCTGAAGTTTCTTGGTTTCAAGTTTTTACGTAAGTTAGAACATGGACCAAACAATATAACATTTATAGAATTTTGCCGTGTGCGTAGACGCTAATGCAGGGGCACGAGCAGCCGCTAAAGAAAGAGCTGCTCAGAAAGATGCCCTATATGCTCAAGAAGGACTCAAGTTCTTCAACAAAGAAACACAACTCGCAAGAACACAGAAAAGAAATGTCATAGGTTACTCACGTGATTTAAGTGATGCCTATGCAAGTGCTCTAGCCCAACAAGGTAAGGGTAGAAAAACAGTAGAGGCTGCTGCCCGTAAGTATTTTAGATCAAAAGGTACAGTAAACGAAGGCGGTAGATCTAGAACATTTGGTAAAGCTAATTTTCAAGGATTACTTGCAGCTCAGTCAGAAGTTGAATCAGTCATAGATAACGTACTAGGTCGTAATATGGCGTACGCTCAAGAAGGTGCTAAACGTAAGTTCCAAGCTGCACAAGCTCAAGGTCGAGAAGCTTTAGGTATACCAGCTGCATACGGTGCACCTGTTATGATGCCTCCTACAAACAGATTAGGTGGTGCTTTACAAATTGCTAGTCAGGTTGCTGGCATATATAGTGGTTTTGGTATGGACTTTTTAGGATAATATTATGACATCATCATCATTCGGAAATCTGATAGGTAAAGAACGGGACGAAATACCCGGCTACGGTATAAAAAACTATGCAGAGACAGAGCCTGATCTAACAGACGCCGTTAACAAACAGATCGAGGCTAACCAACAGGACACCATCCAGTTCTACAACGAGATGGCTGAAATACAAAAACTGATTGCAGAGACTCCTATGAAAAATTTGGAGTCTTTAGCAACTTTTTCTTCCAGAGCTGGTCAAGCTATGGAGGTTTTTAAGGACCGTCAAGAAGCACGAGAATTAAGGCAAGAATCAGATGACTTTTTAGAAAAAAACTCTGGTGCTGAATTATATAATAAAGAAGGTACGTTTGAATTAGAAAGTGCTAAATTTGATAACGAACTACTTAATGAAAATACTGAAGCTTCTTTAAATTTCTTACGAGCTAGAAATATTGAAGTACCGCAAGATCTTGGAATAAAACAATTATTAAGAAATTTAAATACGAATTATTTTGGTGCTAGATCTCAATTTTTAAATGAGAATGGTGCTCAAGAAATGCCAGATTCAGATGAGTTTATTAATTTACATGATGCTGCTGATGAGTTAATGGTTACAGCAATGCTTCGCAAAGCTAGAGAGCTTGGTATTGATACAAATAGTCGTGAGTTTAAAAAAGCATTTTATAACACTATATATCCAGATATTAAACAAAGAAGAGAAACTAATTTACAGTCTTGGAAAGGTAATGCTAATAGAAATTTTAACAAAATAAACAAGAAAAAAACCAGAGACATTATAGTTAAAACTCTTGAGCCTTACTCAGAAAATGCTAAAATGGATATAGATGTAATGACTCTTGTAGAAACTGTTAAAAATAG